GAGGAGAAATAATAGTTTTTTCATTGGTTTGGGGTTTGGATTTTTGAATGATATTTAATTCAATCGGTTTGTTTTTTTGAGTTAATGAATGATTTATTCAGCACCTGAAGGTTCAACCTCGGAGCAATCTTGCAGACCACGATGGTAGGCTTCGTGGCGTTGTTCCTGCTCCATTGCGAGACCCCGTTCAAGGGTCTCGGTCAGGAAGGTTTCATTCCGCTTGATTTCTTCGGCTTCAAGTTCACGGAGGCGTAATTCCTGGATCACCCACTCCAAAGCAGTTTGGTTGCTCATTTGAATGTAATTGCTATGCTTCCCTTGGTTCCCTTGGCTTCGCAGACGGGAATTTCTTCGCCCGTGTTTGGATCCGTGATCATCGCCTTACCCGCTTGTTTGAACGCAAGTTTCAGCAGTTCTTCACGGTCTTTCAGTTGGGCTTTGATTTCGCAATACACCGTATCTTGTTCGCAGTTCGGGCCGATAGACCCTTCCTTCATTTGGACATTGGCTCCGAAGACATCAAAGCTCTTGCCGGGATATTTTCCCGCCTCTTCAGCCACGGCTTCTTCGGTGGCCTTGATGACTGCATCAATCGCCTTAATCATCGCTTTGAGCTTGATGTGGGCTTCCAGGGCATTGACGTGGCCTTCATTGATTTGCTCAATGAGGGATGACGCAAAGGTCTGAATATCAGCCTTGCTGACATTTGACCGTGGAATGGTGATGAGTTGTTCCATAGTGTTTGGGTTTAGCGGATTAATTGATACTTGTTGCCGTTGAGTTCGATGACTTCGGGAATGCGGTTGTCTATGATTTCACCATACATGGGTTCATAGTAGATTTGATTACCTTGAGAATCGTATTCCCTCTTTACCCAAAATCCAGTTGTCTCCCAGTAAATGCGTTTGCCATTCTTGTCATTGATTTCCAAGGCCCCATTGGCCTCAAAATCCCATTTCAGCCATTGGCCGATAGTTTGTCCGTCTTTCATTGTTTCTGCTTTTTAGCGTTGAAGTAGTTGATTCCTTTTTGGTAGCGTTCAGCATCCCAATTATTCGGCACGAAGCGAGGGTCGGCTTGTTCCTCTGGTGAACCGAGGGCAGCGCGTGAGATGATGTACTCTTGATGGATTTTACGCAAGGCTTCCGGCACAACAACAGGCTCGGTGGTGCGCTTCTTTGTCGCAGGGGCGGTCGTTGTTTCGGGAGCAGGAGTTCGCTCGGCAGGAGCCTTCACAACGGGCGCATCGTGTTCACCTTTGAACACCGCAATACCGATTCCGATATAAGAGGCGATTTTGGTGATTGCATCGGTGGTCGCACCTTTGGCGGCATCGCCCATATCATCGTTGGTGGAGGACGCGATGCACTCGTAGTAAATGCCGTAGGCAGGAACTTCAAGGATGGTCTTGGCCAGGGCCGTGTACTCGGTGCGCTCTTTACCGTAGTTCGTTGTGCGAGTGATGGAGGAAATAGGCGCAAGGAGTTCGGTTCTAATCGTCCATTCACCGACTCCGAAGACATCGTTGAAGCGTTCAGTGACGAAGATGGCCTTGATGGTTGACATCCCGGCACGGGTTGGGTGAGGCTTTACAGCTTGCGGTGGGAGAGGCTTGGCGATTAGCTCAAGTTGCTCAGAGGAGAGGTTTGTTTTCATAGCTTAAAGAATTGTAGTGGTTTGTTTGGATTCAAAGAGGAGGTGGAAGGTGTGGATTTTCGTATTCCAAATTTCGTAGGGCAGGTTTGCCGCAAACCAAAGAAGTTCTTGACCATCCAACTGCCACCAATATTCGTGCTTTTGCAAAAGTGCGAGGAGGTTTTCACCGATAGCGGGGTCTTTTTGTTTGATGTCAAGGATAGCCTTGAATACATCGGCATTGCATTTTTCAAGTAGTGTCATTGGTTTGGGGTTATAGGGTTGGAAAAAAGCGTTTGAGGATGGCGTAAGCAAAAGATGGCTTTGGTTGTGGTTCGGGCTGTGCCTTTGGTTTAGATGCCTTCTTAATCGGATTAAGAACCACTTTTTTTACAGGCTTTTCGTTAAGAACGAGTTTTGCATCCTTCTTTGCGATAGTAGGGCGTTTTTTTGCAATGCTTGCGCTTTGAACTTTGTAAATCGCAACGCATTGAGCCCTGGTTGGACGAGCAGCAGACTCAGACCATTTGTAAACGCCATACTTGACGTGAACGAGCATTCCTGCACTAACATAGAAATCGTGCAGACTCTTACCAACCGATAGGCCCATATTTAAGGCCTGAATCTTACGAGTTGACGTTTCTTCCTGCGACATTAGCCAAAGGGCTTGGCCGTAGATGTAGGCCTTGTCATCTCTGAGGTTGGCCGGGGTGTGGGTCATTGTTTTCTTTGTCATTGGTTTGGGGTTTAAGTATTAACAAAAGTGTTCACAAATATAGGGAGTTTCTGTAATTTTGTATCGCTTTGGTAAAATAAATTTTTAGCGTTTCGTCAAATTTTTCGCTTTCTTTCCTTCCTTGCGTCCAGAAGAACACTTGGTTGCGTTCAATGCCTGATTCCTTGGCCAATGCGTTAACGGTAATCTTGCAACGATCCATCATCACCCTGATATATTCGTTTTGACTGATATTCAGGCTTAATTCGGAATTTCGCAGAATTGCCTTCGCTTTCTTGACAGGAATGACCTTGGTTTGCCCAACCTTACGCAGGAAGGCTGTTTCAATGTTTGTCTCGTCTCGGCAGGATTCGGGCTTTCGCATCCAATTAAAGACCGTTGTAATGCTCACCTTTGCGTCCTCGGCAAAGGACTGCATCGTGTAATCCATTCTTTTGAGTAGCAACTTAATGCACTCGTGGCGGTAGAGGTGGTGTGTTTGTTTGTTCATTTGGTTTGGTTTAGAGGTTGTTAAATTCATTCTTCGCTCCCATCAATACTGCTCTGGCTTCCAAATACTTGCCGTAAAGTGTCCAATTCACTCGGAACGGTTGGATCACTTCCGACCAATCCGGCATCAAATTTTGAACGCAGGCTTTCCTTATGTGCCTTTGCCAACTGCCGAGCGGTTCCTGGGATGTAGGGTTGGATGATTTCAAATTCATTGTAGAAGGGTTTAAGGTTTTTTTCAATGTAAACTCGCAAGCGTAATCTTTTTATTCGTAAATCTTTTTTGTGCCTTCGGTTATTCTCAGCAGTCTTCATCAACTGATTGATAATCGCCAAAGGATAGCGAGATGGAGGGCTCAACACTTTCGTCACTCCGAACTTATTTCGGTAAATCCGAGGCAATTCAAGGCACTTGTTAACTGCATCGTAGTTCCAATTGTTCTCGTTTGCGATCCTCACCAAATCGCCCTCAACCAGGTACTTTTTAAGGTCAAAGACCAAGGCCGGGGGGAGAGGGAAGAATGGCCCCATAGAGCTTCTGGAGACCCCTGGAGGCAATCTTTTGTTGCACCAATAATGCGAGGCATCACCGACCCGAACTTTCGTGTTGTGGAGGTGAAAATCCACAATCTCCCTTATCCTCGTGTGAACCCTGCGGAAGGATGCGGTATTCTCAAGGCCTGCCTTCCTCATCACAAAGAGCAAACGGTTGGCCTCGTCAAAATTCAGCGAGATGGACCCCTTGATAGATGGAGAGTTGTGCATTCTTAAAATAGCTTTGGCGGCACTTGATTTTTACGTTCTAATGCGTTCTGAATGCGTTTCTCGGATATAGCGATGTACTCCGCCTCCCGTTCAATCCCGATGTATTGGAAGCCCTCCAAGACCGCAGCGCATCCCGTAGAGCCTGACCCGTTGAATGGGTCAAGGACGATTCCGTTGGGCGGGGTTACGAGGCGGCAGAGGTAGCGCATGAGGTCGGTGGGCTTGACGGTTGGGTGGTGGTTTTCGCCCCTATCCGCTTTGCTTGCTTTGGCGCAGTAGAAGAAGCGAGCCGAAGCCCCAAGCAGGTCGGTGGCTTCCTCGCTCCCATCGTGGATGAAGTTGGCGGGCCAGCGGCCCATTCCGTAGTCCATTCGCTCCGTTGGCCCATACTTGCCGTAGATGTCGCTGTCCGCCTTTTTCCCGTTGTTCCTCGCGCCGCTCGTCCCCACCCTTCCCCCATCCACGTTAATCGCTCCCGTCCCGTGTTGCAGGACGTTCTCGGCTACCGTGCCAATCAAGGGCTTGCGAGACATGATAATTGGTGAACAGTTAGGGGCAAAGTTTAGATGCTTTTCCTTTGATGTAGCAGCTTCTTGAGCAAAAAGTTCGTGGATGATTTTTAACCTCAACCGCAATCCGCTGAAAAGACTTTCCGCATTCCAAACATTCGCAGTCAAGCCATTTGTCAGATTGTCTTTGGCATGGATGATGCTTTGAAATATGCTCTCCCACTCCAACAATTTCAAGGTTTTCAAGTCTATTATCAGACTTGATTTCGTTTCGATGGTGCACGTTCTCATTGCTTTGTAAAGCTCTTCCAATATGTTGAGCCATGATGACACGATGCTCCAATTCGTATTTTCCGTTGAACAGGATTGCAACGTAGCCATCAGAACGAATAAATCTCCCCGTGTATTGATGCTTTTTTCTGCAATCCATTGAGCAATACTTAACTCCTCGTTTAACCCGTTTGGGCTTGACCTTAAAATCTGTTCCACAGTTGTGGCAAGTGACGGTGATTGGCATATCTGAATTTTTATTTGCTGAAGCAAAGATGCAAATAAATCTTCGATTTCGGAACTGCTTTGAACGCTTTTTTGAGCCACTGTAATACTTTCCCAGCTTGGTTTGAGTGCAGTCCCCCAGCCTTGCCATTGCTTCGCTTCGGGGGTGGTCGGTTCAAGTTTGCCGAGCACTGTTGCGCTTGCAGTCTCATCATAGTTCTTATCTCGCTGACCGTGCGTGAACTGTTGCTTAGCGATGCCCCAGTTGCCGCGCTCAACCTGTTCGCCAGCCAGATGCTTGAACGCTGTCTTGTTTGCTGAGCCAGTGGTAATCAGACCTTCAATAGATTTGCTCACATTCAGGGACTTAGGAAACCCCGACCCGTACACCCACGCAATCATATCCCGAATCTCAAAGCCTGCATCCTCAATCCTCACCGCCATGCGGTGTTGCGTTCTCGTTCCTGCAAAGGCCAACAA